CTAATTCACCGGCTCCTGCACAAAATCCCATTGCCCCACCGCCAGCGTCCGGGCCGAAGCCGCCGTAACTAAAATCTTCGCCCCCATCAAAGTATTCGCCCCGGTGGTTCCCGCCGGTATTTGAGTAACCGTCGTGAAAGTCCCATACAAAAAGTTATTAACATAGAACTCAATCTTACTCCCCGCGAAAAGCCGAGCTTCCAAAATGGTCTGGGCGCTGTTCGTCATTGTGAATCCCAAATTCACCGTCTGTTCCGATTGCCCCGCCTTGTAGCTCACCCCGTAAACAGCCCCGTTAATAATTTTGAAACCAAAGAAATTACTACCCGACAATTGCCCGCAGATCACATAAACCGTATTCGTGGTATTATTTGGCAGCATAATCGCCACCCGGAAATGCCGGTTCCGGTCGAAGGTATTGGCTGCCAGAGGTAGGGCGATAATCCGTTGGACCTCAACCGAGTCGTTATTCGCAGCGCTGGTGGTCAGCTTAAAATATCCGTTCGCCGCGTCATAGGTCGCTGTTCCCGTACCGGTCACCGTCTTTTGAAAACAGGTGTCGATATCCGGAATCAGGCTGTACCGGATTCCCTTAAATCCGAAATCCCAAAGTTTAGGACTCATCCCGGCCACCGATTCCGCTTCCTTGGCTTTCGAGGCATAGGGCAGAATGGTTGAACCGATGGAGATGATTGCCGGGTGAATATAACCGGCCCGGTTGCCGAAGGCGATCCGGCCTGATGAATTCTCAAAGTTGGAAATGTCAATCGTCATGTAATAAACGTCGTTCGGGTTATTGTTTTTCATCACTTGGAGCGAAAAGGTCCGGCCTTCTTTCTTAAAGTTCACTGAAAGCAGATCGCCGAAGACCAGTTTCAAGCTTCTGGTGTTGGTCAAAGTGTTGGCGCCGTTAATCGTGTACCCCAGAATCAAATTGGTCCCGTCCTGGGTAAAAAACACCCGGTTGGTGGAATCAATCTCCCAGCCGATATAATTTAGCCGGGTGGAGACAGCCATCAAATTTATCCCCAGTTCGAAGTTGGTAAATGACTGATTTGACCGTAAGGTCGCCGCTCGGGAACCTAAATTATCACTTAAATAGTCGTTCGGCATCAAGTCCCGGAATACCAGGCCGTTATATTCCTTGGCGCAAAAATAAATTCCCTGATAATACCCGGAAGAGTGGTTATCCAGGAAATCCGCCACATGGACTCCATTCACCAGCCGCTGAAAGACATTCGGGAAATTGCCGGCCGGATCTTTCCGGGTCATAAAGATGGAACCGCCGTAAATGTTCACGGTCCCAGCCTGTCCGCTGGGGCTGGTGATAAACCCAATCCATTTCACCGCGTTCCAGTTAGGTGTCCCGTGAGCCACGAAGTCGTTTTTTTGGATTTTTACCAAGTACATCATATCCGGGTCCGCCCAGTGATCCTCATCAAGTACCCCCTCAAAATAATTGGTGGTTCCGGGGTAGGTGTCAGAGTAGAAATTCAGCCGCATCGAGCCGTTACGGTTGTTGAAGCTATCCATGTCCATGTAAGTCTGAATCTGGATAAAGTCCTCATTGGAACTGGCGCTGCCGTCATCGAATTTCGATAGGTCCAGGTTGCGGACAAAAGCCAGTCCCGAACTGGCCGCGTTGGTCTGCCGCCTCAGACACGCCCCGTTATGCCATTTTTCATGATATTCCGCCGCCAAAAGAGTCGCCGTCCCGAAAGTCTGCCAGTACGGATCAATCACATTGGCCAGGATGGTCTGATTATGCTGGTTATAGACATCCATGTAAGCCAGAAAGTTGGTCAAGGAGTCGTGGGAATGGTTCAAGGCCGCGTAGGCCGTATCATGATTGTGGTTATTGATTAGTGTCAGCAAATCGTTAATATCCTGGGCCTCCGCGAAATCGCCGATGGTTTTATAAGTAAAATAAAGTGTACCGGTTTGAAAAGTGGCGTTAGTAATCCGGTAGGAAAGATAAACCGCTTTCCCCGCTTCCCCGGACAGGGTAAGGTCTTGATTCTCCAGAATATAATCCGTATTCAGGACTAAAGTGGTCCCGCCGCCTCCCGGAAGCGTCCGAATCACAAAATCCGTCCCGCCGAAGAAGGTGTCATGGTCCAACACATTGGAGCCGGACCCCACATTGGAGCGCGGTTCGTCCGTAACCGGCGTCCCGGCCAGATTTTTCGAAAATTTAGGGTTCATTTCAAGGTTACACTCCTTTCAAGGCCGATTTTTCAATTTTAATCCCAATTTCTGCGCCCATTCTCCAAGGTAAACCCCAAGAACAGCCGCGATAATCAATTCAATAATCCGCCAACACCGCTGTCCGATGGTGGATTTCACTCTGGCGGCCCCAGTTTTCTCGTTCTGGGCCGTCTCCAATGGGATCAGCCGCTGGTTCAGACCGGCGATGGAGCCGTTAATCCGGTTCACATGGTTCAAAATCTCCTGATTTTGCCCGATTAAAATCCCCAGTTGCCTGCTCTGCGCGTTTTGCTCCTGCAAAATGGATTGAATCAGTTCCAAAGTTTCCTTGTCCATCCTTAAAACCTCTTTTCATTCGGATATCTCACCATAAAACCCCGGCCTAACTGCTGTAATCGCTTTTTTATCGGGCCGACGAACAGACCGGGCTTGAAGCAATTCTGTCAGCCAATTCCGCCCGGACAATTCGCGAAAAAGCATAATTCCGGGTCCATTCTCTGGGCCGACCAGTCAATCGAAGAAAAACACTTCCATTGACCGCCGAATCCAGGCCGTTTCCGGATGCCTAAAACATTCCGGAATGAAGGCCGGAAATCCAGGCCGACGAACAGACCGGGCTTGAAGCCAATTCCGTTTGCCGAATCCGCCCGGACAATTCGCGAAAAAGCCAAATCCGGGTATATTCTCCAGGCCGACCAGTCAATCGAAGAAGAACACTTCCATTGACCGCCGAATCCAAGCCATTAACTGAAGCCTAAAACATTCCGGAATGAAGGCCATGAATCCGGGCCGACGAACAGACCGGGCTTGAAGCAATTCTGTTCGCGAATTCCGTCCGGACAATTCGCGTAAAAAGCTAAATCCGGGTCCAATCTCCGGGCCGACCGTCCAAGAAAAGAAAACCACTTTACTTGACCGCCGAATCCAAACCGTTCACCGGAGCCCAAAATATTCTGAAATGAAGGTCGGAAATCCAAGCCGACGAAGCAACCGGGACGGAAGATTTACTGTTAGTCCTGTCAACCCGGCTCATTCGCGTTTAAAGAACCATCCCCTTTAGAGTCCCGCCCAAAACAGTGGCCGCATTTCGAAACACGCCGTGCGGATTTCTCCATGCTGGGCGAAGCGGGGAACCAATGAATGTTGGCCGAAATCCTGAGCCGACGAATAGACCGGGCTGGAAGAAATTCCGTTTGCCAAATCCGCCCGGACAATTCGCGAAAAATCCAATTCAAGCGTATCCTTGGGGCCGACCGTCCAAGCGAAGCAAACCACTTCCCTTGACCGGCTAATTCCTTCATGCCTGTTTAATAAGCCTAAAAACATTCCGGAACGCCGGCCGGATTCCCCAGCCAACCGGCCAAGCGGAGTAGTTCTTTAATTGGCCGGTGATCCGGGTCTTCCACTGGGAGCCTAAAGTCTCACGGAATGAAGGCCACGAATCCGGGCCGACGAATAGACCGGGCCGGAAGCATTTCTGGTGGCGGATTATGCCCGGACCCGGACAATTCGCGAAAATCAGAAAATCCATTCCGGGTCTATCCTCCGGTCAATCGAAGAAGATCGCTTCCATTGACCGTCGAGGCCGACGAACAGACCGGACCTGAAGCAATTCTGTCTGTCAATTCCGTCCGGACAGTTCGCGTAAAATCCGAATCCAGGTCCATTCCCCATGGCGACTGGTCAATCGAAGCAGATCACTTCCATTGACCATCGCCGCAGGCTTTTCTCCGAAGCCTAAACCCTGTGAAAGCTATTCTGTAAGCCTTGTCCACTCAATGCGGCCCATCCAACTCAAGGAAGCGGCGCTGCCGGGGGCCGTCCTTGTCCCTGGTGTTAAACTGGTGGCGTACCGTCCGGGACAAGGCCGACATCCCCTGATCCTCCGGTGGGAACCAATAAGGTGTTGCAACTGATTCCTCCGACGCCTATGTGAAAGTGGAACTGGCGGCCTATAATCCGGGTCGCCGACATAACTTTTTTTATACAACGCCGTGAAGCGCCTCGAAGAGGTGGTCGTCATCGTATAAAAAGAGTTATGTCGCCTACTCGGTTAGTGGTTTGTTTAGGGTTGTCTCGTAGGTACGCTTTATTCAGGGGACCGGGCACCGGCATCCTGCCTGGCCTCCGTCCGTGGAGGCCTGCCCGGTCCCGGAAGTCGCCTTCGCAGGTCAACCGGCTTCCACATGTCAAAGTAGATTATACCGCCAGCCGTTGAAAAACTTGTAAGTAATCTCTTCGAAGTCGCCTCTGGAGCAAATCACCTACGGCGGCTGTCAAACGCAGACTTCTGTTGGCCGAATATATCAGGTCCGCTCCCTTGCCAGCCGCCTAGTGGTTCAGGGAGCCGATCGGCTTCCACATGTCAAGGAGTAAACACGGCCAGCCGCCGAATTTGCAAGCCCGTTCTGATTGTCCCCCTGCCCCTCCCGAAGTTGTTCTGATTGAATGTTCACCCGTGCAGCCCCCAGGGGCTTCCCATTTACGACATTCCCGCCAGGTCAAGTATCAGCTTCCCGTCGTTGGTCGCCCTAACCCGGTTCAGTTCACCTTGCGACCAGTCGAGTGTATCGTCATCTGTCCGGATAGTTGCTGCGGGGGGAATCAAAACTCTCCCGCGTTCGAACAATGACCGGTCAAGCATCTCCAATCTATCGACACCATTGATAAAAGTCCTGATTTTTTCCTCCGGAGAAATCCATTCACCCGACCAAAAAATGCCTAACGAAATCCACTCGATAATCCCTCCGCCGACATCCACTCCGATAAAGGGTTCCAGTTTTCGGTTGGTCTTCAATAACCCTTGTAATGGAGAGGTTGGATTGGATTGGTCAAAAATTCGGCTGATGTTGTTAAAGACAATTTCCAGAGTATTGGCCGATAAATTCCCGGCGGATAACAATCCGGAGTAAATATCTTTCCGCTCCAACAGTGACACAGAAAAAAGGTCTTTTCCGGAATAAGTGACCTGCAAGTTATCTGTCCAGTAAACTGTCACTTTAACGTATATCTTCCGGTTCGTGCTAAAGATAGTTTGTTGAAAAGCGTCACTGGCCGGAATCATGGTCACTCCTCCTTCAAGATGACGGTTACATTCTTCCAGACCGCCGCAGGCTGGGTGTTCGAAAGTTCGCGGGGGAACGATAAACACTTCACCGGTTTGGTTTCATTTAGGAATTGAAATGAAAGAGTGACACCCCGGTCAAGTTCGGCTTGAATGACCAGACGCTGGGCTTCGGTCAGCATCTTGTATTTCAAGATGTATTTATTTTTGGTGACAATGTTATCCGTGTTTAACGTACCATCGGCGGAGCGTTCTTCATTGCCGATATTCTCGGGTTCGATGATAAATTTACTCGGCGAGGCAATCAGCGTTTCCGCTCCGGGCAAACCCAGTTTGAATTGGCCTAACATTGTATTGGCGGTATAAAACTTTTCCCGTACTTTCAAGGCATATGCCGGGATTTTCATGTCACATCTTTCCCTTCGATACGATAGTGAGACGAACCGCTTGCGCCTTTATACATCAATCCGGCGTCAATCAGGATTTCTTTGCAACGCGGTCCCAGTTTCCCGAATTTGGAGTTAAAGGAGAAATCCTCAATTTTCATGGGGCCGAGTGGTCCGGTAATATCGCTGGTTTCATCAATTTGCAGCCAGTATTCGATTTGGGCGCATGTCGCCCGGATGACTTCGGATTCCTTATCCGTAGTTTCCGTCAAGTGCCGGGTTTTCCGGTAGATTAATTCACTAGCGCGATAGAGCATCCGGGTGATATCGCCGGGTAGGGTAGAGGCATCCGGCAGCCCTAGATAGTCTATTAAATCATCAACCGTTGCAAACGGAATATTCATTGCAAATTTCCTTTCTCACTTTTTTGCTCACTTTCTCATTTTTATTTTGGATGGTGAGAACGGGGAAAACCTTATCATATATCGTTTCAAAAGGTCTGTTCTCACTTTCTCACTTTTTTTGAAGATACCATTTTATAAAGACAACCTTCCTACCCTTGGATAGTTTTTTTAAATGTGGGTAGGTGTCCGCATATAAAGAAGATATTTTAGTGAGAAAGTGAGAATAGTGAGAAATACATATTAAAAGCCGCTTCAAATCGCAATTCCATTTTCTCACCCATGCTCACTTTTTCTCACTATGGATGAAAAAGAGCGGGAGGTTGCTCCCCGCCGGTTCCGGTTTAGTTCTGCGAAATCGCCCGTACCGCCAATTCCCGGTAAAGGGTTTTAAAACCGCAGATCGTATCAATCGAGCAAATATCTTTTTTCTTCGAAATATCGTATCCGAAAACGACCCGGAGGCCGAAACCCTCGAAACTGATGATTGCCTTTTGTTCCTTGGCGACTCCTTGCGGCAAGGCCAAAGGCCGGTTCACGAAAGCAAAAGCGTTTTTATGAAAGACCATATTATTGACGTGCGTGCCAATCAGAGTAATCTCCTGGGTAGTGACAGCGCCCGGCAGGCCGGGATAAATATTTAAAGTCCCAGCGCCGGAACCGTCCAAAGTACAATCGGCGGTCACCACGAATTGAGTGCCGTTCAAGGTGGCAATCGAGATTAAATCGCCTTTTTTGTAAGTTCCGGCTGCGCCGCCGCTGGCAATGGTAATCTGAGTTGCCCCAAGGAGACCGGTTGCGGTCGGCGTTCCTCCCGGAACCCCGGCGGTATGTTTCGGGGTGTTCTGATCCATAAAGAAATCAAATCCCAGCTTCCGGCCAATGGACGCTTCCCGGAGAGCGGTCCCGTTATCGCCGACTTTCTCGGCGGAAGTAAATAACTCCAGTTGTAACAGTTTGCTTTCGGCCATGGTTCCCAGGACGAACCGGCGATCTGTCGGGGGAACCGCTTTGTCGTTCATCGCTTTCCGGTTGTCGATAATTTTGGCCACACTGTCCAATTCGGCGTTGGCCGCTCCGGTATAGTAGGGAACATCCTTATAAAGCCCAAGGATTTTCGTATCAATCTTCTGCGCGAAAGCCTGCATCGCCGGAATAATCAATTGCTTTGAAAAATCATCGATGGATAAGGTCAGTTGTTCGGAAGTGACTTCAAAGGAAGTATCCAGAATCGTATCTAAAGTTACGCTGGTGCTGCCTTCGACCACATCTTGAATAACAATCCCCACCGTCCGGTCGAATTCGTTAGCCACGAAGGTGGCCGGTTTCCGGATGGTCACAGTGGTTCCTTTGCCTTCCACGAATTCCTCTTTGTAATCCCGGTGAATCAGGTTGGCCATCACGCAATTGTTCCGTAAAACCATTAAGGCTTCACGGGCCACAATTGAAGGGGTGATAAAAGTATTCGGCATTGCAATATACCTCCTAAAAAAGTTTATTTGCCCTGGCCGACAGTTCGCGCCTTGATGTAATCAGTCATCGACATGCTGCCAAGGTCTTTTTGCCCACCGCCGCCGCTTCCGAAATCTTCTCCGCCGTTGTCATTGCCTGGTTTGCCCAAGAATTCGGGGAATTCCTTCAACTTATTGCCGATGGCGGTCTTGACGGCGGTTTCATCGGCAACGCCATCAGTGACAGTAATCCCGCTGGAATTCACCAGTTTGAGAAAGGCTTTAATCCGGTCAGGCTTGACATTGGCCTGGGCGGCCTGCACCAGTAAAGCGGCGTCAATCAGTGTTTTCTCAGCGTTCTTTTTGACCTGCTCGTTTTCCCGTTTCAAGTTGCCGTTATCTTCCTGGGCTTTTTGCAGGTCGGTTTTGTTCTTCTCCTCGGTTTCCTTGGCTTTAGCCACCAAGGTCTTTAAATCTTCCGGTTTCTCAAAGCCGAGTTCTTTGATAAACTCGTTAAATTGCGAACGGCCTTCCCGTTTCACCCGCTCCATAAAGGAAGCCTGGTTGGGAAAAATAATCTGTTCGGATTGTGGGCCGCCCCCACCGGCAGGAGGCTTTTCGTGGTTGGTATTATCGTCCGCGCCGCCTCCGCCGCCGGTGTCTTTGTCCATCAGGGGGTAGGAAAGTAAGCCGAATAAAAACCTTTTCAACATTGTCATTACCTCCGCATTCGCGTATTCCGTGACTTTATTTACCGCTCACGTTGACGGTAACTTCAACCGGGGGCCAAAATGAACTTAATTCCAGTTCATTCAGTTTCCCGGCGCGTTTCAAGAAGAGGAGAGCACTGGTGATGGTTTCAATGACGTTTTCCAAGGCGTACATCTCCAAGGAACCGTCCCGCCAGTTACTGGTGGCTTTCAAGGGAGCTAAATGCAGGTGAAGCAGTTCGTGAACCAAAGTTCCTTCCTGGTCCCGGTCCCACCAATGCCCCAGGTGATAATCCTGGTAATCCAGGATTTTAATCGTGGCGAATCTCTTTGAAATATTCCAGGTCGATTGCCCGAAGAGATTGCCGTCTTCCAACTCATGAAAGCGGACTAAGGCGATTTTCACATCCCAATCCTGCAGCCGTAATACTTTTTGCCAGAAGACACAAGTTTCAGGTAGATTCGGAAGATTCTCCGCCGGGAAAGCACCGGCCTTGTTCAGCATTTCGTCAGTCCGTAACATGGTTTAAGATCATCCTTCCTTTCAAAGAGTGGTTTTCATATTTGATTTCGTGGGTCTTGATGATGTAATCTTTCAAACCGGCATCCCGCAAGTTTTTCAAGCTAATTCGGTCGTCAAATTCCAAGGCCGGGTTGCCGACATAGGATATTTCCGTCCGGGGTTTCAAGCCGCTAAATTTCTGTAACAAAATGTTGGCGATTTTCCGGGCGACCTCACGGGTTTGGACCAGATGGCTGGATGGTTGGGTATAACAAATCGATTTGGCCAGGCTTAAATTTTTGGTAGGGGCATAAAGCCCGGAACCGTAAAGTTTTTTCCCATAAAACCGGTTCTCGCCGGTATCGACGGTCGTGGTATTCCCCAGGTAAACCAGTTCATTAAACCGGCCTTTCACTTTCAAGGGGTAACCGCTGATTGCCAGATTGAAGGTACAATCGGTATTGGTACTGACGGTAATTTTAGCGCCCCAGGCGAAGTAATCCTGAGCGGTGATGATCGTCCCGGCAGGCGCGAGTTCTAAAGCGGCGGAGCAGTTATAGACCGGATTTTGAGTATAAAATGTCGTGTAAAAACAGGTATAGGTCTTGGCTTCTCCGGCCTGCAAGGTTTGGGCGTTCAGCCGGTAAACCTCCTCGGCCTGGGAGGTGGGAACCAGGGGATTGCCGTAAACCTCCACCTGAGTCGGCATTTGGCCGGTAAAAGGGATCAGTTTCCGGCCCGGATAATAACTTCGGGCGGTAATGGTTTGTACTGCTGCCGGTGTTTGGGCATTGTTGGGACCATCCACATGGATCCGGTTGGACCGGTCGGTATAGCAATTTCCGAGCACGAATTTGATAACCTGTTTCAACGCCTGTTTGTGGCTGGACTTATAAAGCCAGGCATAGGGAATATAGAATTCCAAGAGTTCAGCGTCAATGAGGTATTCAGGGATTGTTAGACCCGCATCGGTTAAAACATCGAAGGCCAGCCGGTAGGCCGTGGCAATTTGGCTGATAGTCACAGTCATCACCGAAACGGAAGGAACCGCATCCAATACCGCCGACTCTAAAACCAGTTTGATATCAAAATTTTTCAGGCCGGCCTGCCGGGTGTCCATCAAAAAAAACCGGGCGGCGCCATTCGCCTGTTCCGTCCAGGAAAGTTTCCCGTCAATACTGATATATGCTGAAATCCGGGTTCCGGTGGGTGTGGTCCCCGTCCAGGAAACCGTCACCATCGCGCCGTAACCGGTTTCAAATTCGACCGGGATGGTAATAATCCGTTCGCCGCTCAGCCAGCCGCGTTCATATAAATTTGCCTGATAAAGAAAACTCCCGTAAAGCATGGCCGTTATCCTTTCGTAACAATCTGGCCGTTACCCGTGGCGGGCGGTTTCAGCCCGATAATCTTGGATTCCTCCAGAATCCGGTTGACTTCTTCCTGGATCTGTTCTTCCGTCCAATCCCGGTTGACCATTTTGACTTTGGTATAGATACTGACGGCCACCGCCGCGTTCAGCATGCTCAAGGTGGCGGCAATGGTGGACAGATCGGAAGTAACGCAATCGTTAATCTCAATACAAGGCCGTTCATGGTCGCCCCCGGTTTCAATGGTCAGCATCATTTGCAATAAATCTTCAAGGGCGGTCTTCCAGTACCGGGCTTTCTTGGCGCTGGTGATCACCGACTTTTTTTCTTTGAGATTCAAGGCGTAACCGGATTCATTGGCGGCCATTCCGATACCTAAATTGAAGGATTGGGGCGCGTATCCGGCATTGGATATGATCCGGGCAATCAAATCCAGACAGGTTTTTTGAAAGGCTTCATGCCGGATCTCAAATTGCACATTCTTAATCGAACCGGCTCCCTGCAAGTCGTTGGGGTCGTAATCCAATTCCTCAAAGATTTCTTCTTCGAAATCGAACCGGGGGTTGCCGGTCTGAATATCGCGCAGGTATTGTTGGGGAGCGATTATCCGCCCTTTGCCCAGCCGGATATCCCGAATCCAGCAAGTATAAGTCTCGTCCAGTGAATCCATCAATCCTTCCGCTCCGCCAAAGTCCGATTGCCCTATCGCCGAGCCCCGGAAAATCTTATTTGGTTTCATGTTCGGGATGTAACGGACCATGATGTCTTCTTTGATAGGCGTATCTTTCACCGGCTGATAATCATTGGTCTCCTCGAAGGTATCCAGCGGTACTTCTTTCCCCAGGGTGTTCGCGTTGCCCTGAAACAGTTTGGTGAAAATCTTGCCCCGTTCGTGCCGCTCCAGTAGCCGGTAAACCACTTTGACTTCATCGGAGATTACTTTCCAAAAGGTAACAGCGGTCAAAATTCCAAATTTAAACTCCGGCAAGGCGTTGTCGGGCTGGGCGATATTCAAAACCGGAAAGGGAAAGAGCTTTTTATCCCAATTGATTTTCAGGAAAATCCCACCCATGGCCGAGGCGACTTCGGCGGCTTCCAGGATGGAATTGTAGAACCCGTTCCGGTCTAAAAGTTGCCGCATTTTTTTGACCTTGGCATCGCCGATTTTCACACCGGGCAGCGTCACGGTGGGCGTCTCTGAAAACAGAAAATTGGAACTGGTGGTGGCCAGTTCTCCGGCAATCGGCACATGCAACATTACCCGCCGTTCGTTCTTAATCTCCTGCGCCCAGAACTGGCCTTGACGGGTGGGTATGTTGACTTTCGATGAAAGGGCGTCGGAGATTTGCAGCGGATCGCCGGAATACCACGCCGACCATTCCAGGTAGCGTTCATAAACCGGTTGCCATTCCTCCGGAGGCCAGATTTGGTTAACGGTATACTCGGGGAACATTGTTTCACCTACTTTTTTTTAAGCTGCGGCTTTTTGTTTCAACAGTGACAGCCACATCATTTTGTTGCTATAAACCTGATACCGCAGGTTGTCCATGCAATGGTCGTTAATTTTGGCCGGTTTGTCGATACCCAGCAGTTGGGCTTTCGGGTCCCAGGAGTAGGTTCCCAATTCATTGATGGTATTGGTACAACTCCGGTGAACCCGGATCATATCCGCGCCTATTAAGCTTGAAACCAATCCGATACCTTCCAGGACATCGTTTTTGGCCTTGGCTACGCCATGAACTCCATCTTGCCAAAGTTGGGTGATAAAGGCCGCCGCCGCCGGGTCGCAGTAAATCTTCCGGATGTAGCAGTTCAAAGAGTGATACCATTGGCGAAACTCCGCGCTGTATTGGGACGGGCTTTTCTGTTTGGCAAGCTGGTTTTGGTCGGTCGGCATCCCGGAATGATAGTATTCGTCGCAGATATAGAGCCGGTTGTCCGCGCCCAATGCCGTATGTAAAAAGGTGGTGGCGTTGGAAGTCCCATAGTCGATTCCAACCCAGTGGCAGACCAGTTCCGGTAGATAGTCCACGATCATCGCTTCATCAAACTGGTCGTAAATCACGCCGCTGGCCAGTACCCATAGGCCTTCAATAAACCGTTTATACCAGAGCGAACCGGGCGGCCCGTATTCCAGTTTCAGTTCTCTGACATAAGTCGGGTCCAGGTTCAGGTTGTCTTCCAGCTTAAAGTTGAAGACCGTTTTGTTGAGCGCCGGGTTGTTGATATAGTTCCGGTACAAGTAATGATACGGGCTGTCCGGGTTGGTGGTCGAAATCAGTTTCGCGCCGGGCAGGCTCAGCCGGGAAAGCAGCATCTTGAAGAAATCTTCCGGAATCAGCGTTCCTTCATCCACATAGGCGAAGGAGAGGGTATCGCCCCGAATCCGGTCTTTGGCCCGGGAGTCCGACGCGCCGACCACGAACAATTTCCGGCCGCAAATCGTCACTTCGCCCAAGCCCCGGTTATAGAAATAATTTCGTTGCCCGACAATCTTCTCCAAGGGCTGCAGGACGTTATGGTCGATGGTCCGTTCGGTATAACCGGTGATAACGGCGTTGCCCGGTGGCTGGGTGGCGATCATATCCAGCAGCCTGACATTGGCCGCCACGGTCTTTCCGGAGCGGACTGCGCCGCATAAAAAATTTAGCCGGGCATTGGTCTGGGAGATCGCCGCCAGTTGTTTTGCCGAAAATAAGCCCCAGGTCATCCGCCGGGCGGTTCCCCGTTGGGATTCTCCGGCGCAGTTTTTTCAGGTTCGGCGGTGGTTTCTTCCGGCAAAGCGGTGAGTGGCGCAGCCGATTCTTTAATCGCCCGTACCAGTTCCGCCAGGGAGTTCACATCGCTGGTATGTTCCTTATCCAGTCCCAAAGCCAGCCGCTGGCCGCGCTGCAGTTTGTCCATGACATTCGCCAGCCGTTCCAAGGTGAAGATGGTAAGCTGGCCGTCACCCATCCGGATCTTGCAATCCTCCAGAACTTCAATGACGTTCTTCAAGAAATTATCCCAGGTACGCAAATGGGCGGCGTTCCGGTCGGCCTCGATTTTGACCTGTTTCTCCAGGGTCTTTTTCTGGATCTCCTCCGCCCGTTGCGCCAGGTATTGCCGTTTCTTCTCTTCCCATTTGCGCTTGCAACTGATGTTCCGCAGGTAACTATAATCCACCCCGACATGATCGGCGAAGGAATGCTGGTCCAGCCAATCCCCGGAAATATATTCAACCTCCAATTTGTCCCAGTCGTATTTCCGCTTACCCATGGGCTCACGTCCTATGGCTGTTTTTTAGGAGTAACCGCTTTTTTGACCATATCCACCAGATTGCTCCCGGTTTTCTCGGAAGTCCGCAAGACCATATAACCGCCGACGCCAATCTCCATCAGGGTATACAGCCGTTCCGGGAGTTCGTGGGGATGAAACAATTCCGGAAAGAAATCGCACAAGTATGGCGAAAGGACATGATTATTAAACAGAATACTGATAATCGTGAGCATCAATAAAGGCCTCCAGCTTCGCTGCAGCCAGTTTCCTTGCGCTTCGGCGACAATGACGGACTTCGAATTGTCGTAAAATGATTTCAAAAAATCGTATAAGGCCAATTGCAAATCTTTTTCCAAAGCGGCGCGGGTCTCCGGGCTTAACGGCAGATGTTTATCCACTACATCGACGATCTTTCCGATAGTGCCGTTGGTAATCTGTTCGATCCAGCTCATGGCTTCGCTCCATAAAGCCGGATATATTCCCGGACGGATTCGGCGATAGCCCGCCGGGTTTCATTCCACCGGGTCTTTAATTTTTCCAGGTCTTTGGGGTTATCGTGAAAGACAATCTCAATCAGGCAGGCCGGGGCATGTGTATCGTCGAGTTCGGCCAGTTTTCCGCCGTCAACCCCGGTTTCCTTGGTGTCCGGGTCTTCCTTGCCGCCGCGAATATTGGTTCCCAATACGGAGGTAACCTTTTTAATCAGGATGTCGGCCATCCGATTTCCGCCGATGGAATCGTTATGTATCCAGCATTCGGTTCCCGAGGCGCTGCCGGGTTTGGGCATGGCGTTGGTGTGCAGCGCCAGATGAAAGTCGGGTTTCCAGGCGTTGGAGTCGTTAATAACTTGCCGTAAGGTCCATTCCGGCTGGTTCAGTTTGATTTCGCAGTCGTTACGTAAGTCCAAGGCCACTTGCGCCGCCATTTTCTGCATGTAATATTCCTCGTTCCGGCCATCGGCGGTTCGGTTCATTTCCTGGGTGGAAGCCGAAAGATAAAGCTTAAATTTGCTCATATTCTTCGCCTCGTTTCTTTTTTATTTGGATATCTCACCATAAAACCCTGATCTAAGTGCCGTAAAGGAAGATGTGGTTTCTTCGCCGTCTTGTCAAAGATTCAACTTTGCGGGTGAACTTTTCGGGCCAATACCCCCCAGACCCGTTACAACAGGGTACTTGGTTCGCTCCGGGCTGTCCGGTATGCGCTATGCCTTCGCGGGTCATGTCAGTGGACAGTCCTCACTCACCTTTCGGGGTGACGATTAGCGGGTCTGGGGGGTACGCCGGGGGGCATCTCGGTAATCTGCAAGCGTGCAGATTATTGTTTAAAAAAAAGACCGCAAGAAGAAACCCCAACGGCGGGAAAACAGCAACGTGTTTGTAATTTAATTGTATACCGAAACCGGCATTTATACAAGCATAATTTAGCCTGCACGCTTGCAAATACTATGATTTTATGATATACTAGAATCAGATTTCAAGGAGGTGCGCGGGATGATGCAAGGGTTTTTGCCGGGAGTCCGGGTTTATCTTGATTTTCCTTTGGGGCGGCTTTATGGTTCCGTGACATACGGCCCGCGCGGCTCCCATCCGCTTTATATTTACGTCCGGTTTGATGATGGCAGTTTGCGGGAGTTCCGGCCAGGTTCGGCCAGTTTGAAGCTTTTGAAGAAGGTTGAGGAAGGGAGGCGCTGAGGGTTTATTTTTTCATGCCCAAACATCTGCAAGAGTGCAGATTTTCATTAAATTACATTGCAAAGGAGCGTGTTTTGAATGAATCAAGGTTTATCATTGATGGAGTTAGCCCAGGAACTGGAGCGGCAAAATTTAGCCAAGCAGGATTTTCTGGCGCCTTCGCGGCTGCTGGAAGTGGAACCGGCAGCAAACAACCGGTTAATTATGCATGTGGACCGGGGCAGTCAGGGGGTGGCCCAATTGCCGGTGAAAGCGCTGGCCGAGGATCAACTGCGGGAGTGGGCGGAGATTCCTTCCAAGTATTATCATTTAATGCGCCAGAAAGCGCCGGAGTTATTATCGACCAATGTTAACCACTGGCTACAGACCAAGGATCAGCCCCGTTTGGTTCGTTGTCTGGATGGAGAGGCCAGGGCGTTTTTATCCAACCGTTACCGGACCATTGATAATTATGATATCGCCATGGCCGCGCTGCCGGTGTTACGGGCAGACGGTCAGGTCACGGTGGTTTCCTCCCAGGTCACCGACGGCCATTTATATATCAAAGCGGTTACCCAGCGGTTGACCTATGAAGTAAAACCCGGCGATCATGTTCAGGCCGGGATCGTGATTTCCAATAGTGAAGTGGGTTTGGGTTCGGTCAAGGTTGAGCCGTTATTATTCCGGCTGGTCTGTAAAAACGGGGCGATTGTCAACGATTTGGCGATGAAGCGTTACCATGTGGGACGGTATACCCGGGATTTGGACGAGTACACCGAGATTTACCGGGATTCCACCCGGCGGATGGATGACGCCGCTTTTATGATGAAGCTGCAGGATACTGTCAAGGCGGCTTTTGATGAGGTTCAGTTCGCCAAGTTGCGCGGGGTGATGGTGGACGCCGCCACCCGCCGGATTAGCGCTCCACTCGATACGGTTTTGGATCGGGTGGTGGAAAAGTTCGCTATCCGGGAGCGGGAGCGCTCCGGGCTGTTGATGCAGTTGGTTGAGAGCGGCGACGGTTTGACCCAGTGGGGTTTGGCCAACGCCATCACCTGGCTGGCCAATACCGAGAAGGATTATGAACGGGCGACGGAGTTGGAGCGGATCGGCGGCGAAGTGATTACCCTGGAGCCGCAAAACTGGCACAAGCTGGCCGAAGTGGCCTAGAGAGTTTCACGGGGACCGGGGCGCAAGTTCCGGTCTCCAATCTATGAAAGGGGTTTTGAAAATGGCGCAACATGAGGGAATGAAAACGGTATTGGTCCCGGAGGATCTTCACGCCCAGGTTAAAGCCTTCTCCGCTTTGGAGAGTCCGGCAAAAACCATCCAGGATATTACCACTGAAAAATTACAGGAATATGTTTATGAAGCGGGACAGCGTTTGGCGGGGAAATTAGCTGTAAAGTAAAATTAGCGGATAATGCCGGAATTTAAAGTTTAATCATCGAAAGTGTATTAAATTAACAGAATTTACTTGATATACATAAATTTGTTAATCTAGTATTGATATAGGACAGACGGCATGATATGATATATTTGCAAGTGTGCTTGCAGAATATAGCTTGCAAGCAATTGTAAGACATTTTTTTTTATCGCGGAGTAGTGTAGCGGTTACACATCAGGTTCATACCCTGATTCACGCCGGTTCGAATCCGGCCTCCGCAACCAATCTGATAGAATTCGCGGGGCATTTTGGCCGCTAGGCAAAACCATCAATCCCGGTTAAAAGCGCGAACGCCATCAAGCCCCGCGATTTAATGTAAGAAAATGAAAAATGAAATCCGATTTTGTGATCCGGACTGCGAATATCTTCAACCGAAAGAAAACGACCCGGATCATAGTTTTAATCATAAAGAGATTATTCACCGGTGCGAAAGGTATCATTTACCATTGCATCATTATCAATATCAGCCTTATTTGATTAGAGTTCCGGAGTGTGATTGTTCCGGATATAACATTTATACGAAAGGAGGTTTATAAAGTTTATATTTTGAAAGGGGTTGATATTAAAAGAATGAAATATTTATTGAATAAAGTCATTTGCTTCAGGCTCCAATCGAGAAGTGCCGATAATTTAAGTGTAGTGGTAAAGTAAGAAGGTACGAAAGTGATGTTGTGTTCTCGGTTTTTTTACCATTAGTTTATGAATCGATGCAGTTTTGGATCTTCTTACTTGTGGTAAGAAAACAAAGGAGTTGATGTGATTGAAAGTTTTAAAAGTAAGGCTTCCCAAAACTATAAAATCATTATTATACAAGAGTTCCAAGATTGAAATCCTATTAACATCAAAAACAAAGAAGATTGTAAAGTACTAAACGCCTTACAATCTTACAAAAAAGATTAAAGAAAGTCCAATCACTGGGCTTTCTTTTTTTAAAAATTTTATTTGATTCCGATTTCGAGGTTTGACTCTCCCCAGTAGATTTGATATAATTCTTTTCGGGAAATTGAAGTGGATAACGTTCGACGCGCTTCAGGTCCACCAAAATAAAAAGATTAAACCCCAAATAAACCGGTTTTTTTTATTGTTAATTTATAGGGATTTAGCTTTTAATTGATGGTAATAAAGTAAATACTGCAATTTTACTGCAATTAGTCTTTGGAAATAGAGTTACTTGAGTAACAGCGAGAAATGATTTAAGCATATTTTTATTCAAATGAAAAAGAAATACCTTTCCTGGATTCGGAAGGGTATTTTATGTATATATTGAAATTTCTAATGGCTCAACAAAATTCGGTTTGTTAATAGACAATCAAATAAAGGTAGTAGCAATGAATTTTCGGATTTGTTAAAAGACGCAAGTAATCAAGTGTTCTCATGTTCAAAGAAAAGGATTTAACTATTGAAAAGTATTTGAAATCGTATCATTCTATTGAAGAAGTTGTTGAGGGACTAAATAAAGGCGTAATTAATTCTTTGGTTTTTTCAAATGATGATGATATAAGTCAAGATTTGGCTTCCCGTTTTTATAAATTCAAATCTGAAAATGTAATGCCGTTTGGAGATAAAACTAATGATGCCACAGCATTCCATTTAATAATTTTTAGTTTTTTCTTACAGGCATTTGAAATTATTTTTATGTGCGCCGAGTATCAGGTTATTCCTTATATCCGTTATGATGTGGCTTTTCAATATATGCTTACGTTGAGTACTAATTTTATAAATAAATTGAATCTGCAAGAAATAGTTTTTAAAAGCATGGTCGCTCATGTTCTGTATAAGACATTTGATAAAACGAAGGTTCAAAGTATCAATTTTAAAAAATACGCAGATCAGCTAAAAAAAGATGATTTCAATAATAATGTTTTCAATGATATAATCCAAAAAGGGATAACAATGAAAAACGCTTTCGTTTCACAAATATCGAAAATAATTGATAATTGGTTTGAAGAATTATTTAACCATCTAAATGATGGATGTCAAACTGAAAAAATGAGGAATGATCATTAATGCTAAAAGAAATAATTGCAGGATTAGTATTATTTATTATTACTGCGGTTTTAACATTTATTTGGAGACGTGTTTCGATTAAACCGGTAATAAATATTTATTTAGAAACGGATGGCCCCTCTTCGTCTACATCAGCTCCTGCGTATACCGGCATATCCGGACGGCGAAACCGGAAGCATCCGGACTTTAAACCGGGAACATCCGGACACCTGTCGATTGATTTGATTTTATGA